AGATTTGCGATGTCTTTTTCTGCCTTTTCGACACTTTTCTCTGCACGTACTAGTGCCGGCTCTAATGTGCTTAATTCTTTTTTAAGAGCCAAAATAGCATTGTTATGTTCAGTCCAATTTGCTAACTTGTCGTGAGAATCAAGCTCTGCATCAATGTCTAAATGTTCTAATTGATCTAATCCTTGTTGTAAGCGTACAAGATCTTGTTCTTTTTTAGTATTCCAAACACTTTGTTTAGTTTTTAAACTGCGAATTGTTTCTTCAATATGCAAATTAGCAGTTTGAATAGCATCAATCTTAAGAGTTTCTTGTGTAATAGTGTCTTTAGTTTGCTTAACTTGCTCTTTAAGTGTGTTTGCTTTCTCAGACAAAATAGTAATACCCAACAACTGCTCAATAATTTGTCGTTGGTCATTAACACGCATTGCTAAGAACGGTTCGGAGTATGTATTAAGTGCAACAATGTGCTTAAACATATCATGTGACATGTTTAATAGCTCATTAATTGACTCTTGTGTTTTTCGTGAATCACCTTGCGATTCGTCATCTACTTCTTGCTGTTGATTGTTAACAAAAAACTTTAAGAATGTAGGAGAACGTCCTCTTTCGATTCTGTATTGAACACCGTCTTTTTCAAAGTCAAGAGAAACTACCATACCTTTTGAGTTAGTCTTGTTAATCAAATTATTACGTTTGATGTTTGTAAGTGCAGTGCCATATAGTGCGTAACTTAGTGCATTAATAATAGTAGTCTTGCCTGTACCATTACGAGAACCACTGTCGTCGCCACCTTGGTCAATATTTTCACCTAACACTAAAGTTAGTCTTTCTTTACTGAAATCAATTGCTTGAGTTTGGTTGCCCACACTCATAAAATTTTTGACAGTTAAATCTTTAATACGTATCATATTATAACTCGTTGTAGATGTCTAACAGCATCTTCTTGTTGAAGTTTTCACTATCAATTGCAGTAATTTCTTTAGATACAATTTCGTCAACGCTTTCAAACATTTTAATATCTAAGTCTGTTGTAATCTCTTCAATCTGCTTTTGCGGAATTAAAGTAATCTCTCGACAGTTGTGTTGACTAATGTATGTTTCTTTAATAAACTGTGCCTCTTCGTAACTAATAGGCAAGTCAATAGCAACACGCAAATACATCTTAGGTTTAATAATATCGGATGTAGGGTCAAGTAGTTGCGAAAGTTTTACAGTCCTGTACTTAGGACAATTCCACCAATTAATGTATTCAGGTTCTTTGTCGTTTTCACGATCTAAGATCATCATACCACGTTCGTCGTCCCACGCATCTGCATAGTTGTGCGGAAATGCATTACCCATATAATGTATCTTGCCTTGTACTTGTCGTTTGTGAAAATGTCCACTAAACACATACTCTTGATTTTCAAAATGCTTAGGATTTAAGTCGCCGTGATCTGGCATTTTTACAAGTGCGTTCATATAGAAGTTAGGCAATTCAAAGTGTCCAAACATATATTTGGATTTACACTTATCAATTTTCTTCCATTCTTCGCCAACAAGCCACGGAACTAGTGTAACATCTTCTTCTGTGTACATTTTATCTACAAATGTAATACCTGGAATGTGTCTTGCAAATGCAGTACTGTTAATGTCGCGCTTGTCTTTATAATACAAGTCGTGATTACCATCAAAGAAGTAGAACTTCTCAAATGCAGCACCTAACTTTTCCATACAACGTATTGTTGCATCCATTGTAGTTAAGTTTAGACTGTTCCTGTTATGATGCCAGTCTCCACAGAAGATGCCAGTCTCGCAACCGGCAGCTTGTGCTTGTTCTATGTACCAATCGATAAACTCTTCACAGTCTTCATTATGAACACGACTGTTACCTTTTAAACCAAAATGTATGTCTGTAAATACTGCGGCTTTTTTAAACAACTTGTAGTCTCCGTAGTTATGCTATTGCTAATATTATACACTGCTTGAACAGCAAAGTCAACCTTTTTGTTTTTGCGCAACGCTTTCACGTTTTAGTGCAGCTTCCCATTCACCGGCATGTTGTCTAGTATGACTAGGATTTAAGTCATTCATTTCGAGGATATCGTCTCGAATGTTTTGATTACGCTTTTCTATATTAATAATACGTACAAAACTATTAGTAACAGCGGCGGTATAATAAGCAAAGGGGTTATTGGATTTTGATTCATCAAATTGTAGTCCTATTTGTGCAAGTTGGAGGATTGCTTGTCCTCTCATTTCGTCATTATAAGTATATCCACGTACATTGCCGCGAGTAGCATAACGCTCACATAGTTTCATCCACATACGAGCAAGTTCATTAGTTGCTTTTCCGCCTTGTAAACTAAAGTTGCCATTTTCCATGCCACCTTCCCAGTGAGACTTGCCTACGCATACTAGTTCGCCATGTTCATTAAATTTATAATGCTGGTACGGCGGAAAGTTAAGTTTAACTCTAGTGTCTGCTACAGTCTTTGGATTCTTTTTACGTCCCGGTTCTTCCGGAATGTGATCAAACGTCATAATACGAAAAATAAGTTCTTCTTTAGTAATTTTTCGATAATCTACTTCAGTGTCGGCTTGTTTAATTTTTTCGCCCTTTAACTTGCGTGTGTGGTATTCAGCATCACCTAATCGTTTTGCTTTATTACGCTTTGCTTCGGCAATAGTTCTAATGTTAATTTTATCTAAGTCAGTTAAGATTATATCGAATTGATTATAATCTGGATCTACAAAGCTACTGAAAGAGGACTTCGATTTGTGAATCTCTTTAAGCATATCTTTGTTGTTTAAGTAATTTACTTTTCTCATTATTTCTCCTAGGTGTTATATACATTATAAACTACGTACATAAAAAAGTCAACTAAATAATAGTAAGGAGATATGATTATGGCAATACTAGACAGCTTATCAAAGAAAATAGGCTCTGTTGGCGACAAATTTGTTGAACGAACAAAAGACAGACTTATTGAAGAAGTAAGCGATACCGGCTTTGGCAGAGCGTTACGTACATTAAATTTATTGCCCGGAGCAAACCCAACTAAGGGCACATTCCAACAAGGTACTTGGGGGTCTTCAACTTCAAGCGATTGGCGTGTCAGGTTGTCCTTACCTCCAATGAGCTATTTTCAAAACAGTGCTTTGTTAAAACCTTTAACAGAGTCTGGTAATGCAATGGTTTTTCCATATACTCCAAACGTATTTATTACGCATAGTGCAAGATATAACGCTTTGCAGCCTACACATAGTAATTATCCGTTTCATATTTACGAAGGTTCGAGCGTGGATCAATTTACTGTTACTGGCGAATTTACTGTTGAAAATTCGAGAGAAGCAGAATACTGGATTGCAGCAGTGCATTATTTAAAATCAATTACTAAAATGGCATACGGTGAAAGTTCAAATGCAGGTTCACCTCCGCCCATTGTTAAATTAAATGGCTATGGCGATTATGTGTTTAACAACGTTCCAGTAGTGGTACAAAGTTTTAACGTAACACTACCAAATGACGTAGATTACATTCCAGCACAGGTCGGGTTTAATAATTCTTTTGCTCCGGCAAGATCTGAAATATCAATTGCACTTGTACCGCAGTATAGCAGAGACAAAGTTAATAACTTTAGTCTTGATGCGTTTGTTAGCGGCGAGTATGTAATGGGAAGTGGACCAGGGTACTTATAATGGCAAGTTACAAAGAAACAAGTCCGTGGTTTGACACACGCATTAAACAAAACCAATTTCTTGACATTTTAGAAATTCGTCCAGTTCCTGCAGAGAATGACGACATAGTGTACGAAATAGAACCACAGTATACATACCGTCCAGATTTGTTAGCATATGACTTATATGGCGATCATAGATTTTGGTGGGTATTTGCCCAGCGTAACATGAATGTACTAAAAGATCCTGTATATGATTTTGTTGCAGGAACTGAGATTTACCTTCCAAAACAACGAAATATTTCAGCAGAATTAGGAGGATAATTTGCCTATTCAAAACCTCTCAGCAAGAGCGCAACAAGCAGGTCAGGACTTATCTGACTACTTGGAAACATCTCTTGCTACGTCTACAATACCAACAAACATTAGTGTTGATCCGTTAGGAACTGCATTAACAGCCGGCGCAACAGCAGCAAAAGGTGCCATAGCTGACCTAACTGCTTCTGCAAATGCACTTTCTAATGCACTTTCAGACCCAGGGGGATTAATTGGTAATGTTCTCGGAGGAGCATTAGGCGGATTGCTTGGCGGCTTAGCAGGCGGCGGCTTTCCTAAGAAAAACGTGTTAGCACAATATGCTTCTTATAATTGTGTTTTTACATTAGGTGTGTTATCTGCAGATGAAATAAATTTTCCGGATAGTACTTATAGACGCCGTGGTCCTAATATTATAGTTCTGCGTTCAGGCGGAACAGGAAATAGACAAGTAAAAACAACTGTTGAATCTCAAGCAGGTATTACAGGTGAATATTTTATTGAAGATGTAGAAATTGACACATTAGTTGCAAGTAATCCTAAAACTAAACAAACGAATGCAACCGGTATATCTTTTAAAGTAATTGAACCTTTTTCAATGGGCATCTTTTTACAAAGTTTGCAAGTAGCAGCACTAAGAGGCGGCTGGAAAAACTATTTAGAAGCACCATTTTTACTTCAACTAGAATTTATAGGATACGATGACGAAGGACGCCCTATAAACATTCCTAAGTCAAAAAGAATGTTTCCATTAAAGTTATCTAATGCAGATTTTAACGTTACTGGCGGCGGCAGTGAATATCAAGTAACTGCAATTCCGTGGCACGAACATGCATTATCAAATTCAGTTCAAGCAGTTAAAACAGATGTCGATATTAAAGGATCTACTGTTTTAGAACTATTGCAAACTGGACCAGAAAGTTTAGCTACTATTTTAAACAATAGAGAACTAGAGCAAGTTAAAGCAGGCAATAAAAAAGTCGGCGATCAATATATTATTTTATTTCCAACTGAAAAAAATGCAGAAAAATCTGCAATAGGTTCAGGCGGCACTCCTGGTAAAGGCGCAACAACTGCGTCTACGCCTCCAGATGATTTATCTCAAGAAAGAGAGTTATCTCAAGAAAGAAAAGACGATCTATATGCTGCATTAACCGGAGTTCAAGATGGAAAAGTTCCAGATGACTTTGATGCTGAATTAAGTAAGTTATTAGGCATAACTGTTAAAAGAAGTAACATTGGTGAAAGTGTAAGAGAGTTTGGCGAAAAGCCGGAAAATATAAACAAAATTGGCAAGGCAAAAATTGTTAAAAGTTTTTTAGATTCTGGAAAGGCATTTTTTGGTAAACCTGCGTTTACGGAAGACAAGAAAAATGCCCCTGGAATATTTAAACGAGGGAATGTTACTGTAAGTGACGAAGGTCGAAGAATACAATTTAAACAAGCATCAAAACTTCAAGATATTATAGAAGAAATAATTCTGCTATCAGATTACGCTAGATCTCTTACTACTGAAGTACCTGACGACAAAGGAATGAAAACTTGGTTTAGAATTGAAGTAGATCATTATGTAATTCCTGATCCGGGCAATGTTACTAAGACTGGAGAAAGTGCAAAAGTTTATATCTATAAAGTAATTCCTTACAAAGTGCATACTTCTAGACTTGCTTCGCCTACACAGGCCGCAGCAGGTATTGCACAATTAAAAGCACAGGCCATGCGTAGATATGATTATATCTACACAGGAAAAAATGACGATGTCTTAAACTTTGACATTAACTTTAATGCAGCGTTTTATAATTCAATTTTAGGCGATTATGGACAATTAGGAAAGTCGCAAAAATTAGGAGCTGCTAACAGTACAGTTGCACCATCAGACTCTCCAAAGCACGGACAAGCAGACGGTAGTCAATCTACTGTTCCTGGTGCAGGTATTGCTCCGGCAAAACTATCTACAGGTGTTAACACAGGCGGTTCAGGAAGTGGTGCAACTAATCATCCTGAAAATATGGTTGCTAGATCATTTAATGATTCTTTAGTTAACAGTACTACTGACTTAGTTACTGTTGATTTACAAATTTGGGGAGATCCGTTTTACATTGCCGACAGTGGCATGGGAAATTATGATGCGCCTACCTTAGGATTTAATGTTACAGCTGACAATTCAATGGAATACCAAAATGGCGAAGTTGACGTAGAATTATATTTTAGAACACCGATTGATTACGGTGAAGATGGCAATATGATGTTTCCAGCAGCCGGAGGTAAAGCAATTGGTTCATTTAGCGGGTTATATCAAGTAACTACAGTTAAAAATAATTTTAATGCTAACAAGTTTACACAGACGTTAAGTTTAATTAGACGCAGAAATCAAGAAGTCGAAGGCGCAGTTGATGTAGGCTTAGAGTCAATCATTGAAAAAGGTTTAGATGCAATTATTTCTCCGTTAGCATCAGCAGCCGCAGCACCGTTTGCAGCAGCAGAAGCAGAACTAACTAAAGCACTAGGCGGCATTGGCGGAATTGCTTCTGCAGCAGCTGATTTAGATCAGAAACTTTCAGCAGCAGTAGGAGATTTAACAACTCAACTTAATACGTCTATTAACAGCGTTGTACCAAATATACCAGCAGCTCTTCAGGAAGCTTCAGGAAACTTATCATCTGCGTTAAGTAGTACTAGCAAAGCAGCTTCGGCTAGTTTAACAGCAGCATTACAAGGTAGAACATAATGGCAGACCCAGTAAATAATAATACTAATCAACGGACTTCGTCTGCATCCGAAGGAAAGAAAGAATTTAAAACAGGCCCATTTGTTGCAATTGTAAGAAACCATTTAGATAGCACATATATGGGCGGATTAGAAGTAGAATTATTATCTGCAAGTGATTCGGGCAATTCTACTAATGCACCTGGGCAATTGATCCCAGTGAAATATCTATCACCTTATTACGGAATCACGTCTTATGACGGTACAAGTAAAAATTCTAGTGCATCAAACAGTCAACGTAGTTATGGCTTTTGGGGAGTGCCACCGGATATTGGAGCAAAAGTACTTGTTATCTTTGCTGAAGGTGGCGACGGATATTGGATGGGCTGTATTCCAGAAGAACATACAAATTTAATGACTCCGGATCCGTGGGTGTCTACTACGTTTAACGATTCAAATAAAAGTAAAAAATTACCAGTTGTTGAATATAACAAGAAAACTGAAAAAGGTACATCTAGAGATAGTACACAGTTTATTAAACCTACTAATACTGATGCAGTAAACACGTTAACAACACAGGGACTTATTGACGACGAGATTAGAGGAACTACTAGTTCAAGTTCTCGTCGAGAAATTCCAAGCACAGTTGTAGGTCTTAGTAGCCCAGGACCGCAAGACAGGCGACCGGGCGCCCCTAGAGTAAACTATGGTGAAAACTATGCACAAACTTCAGTTCCTCAAAATAGATTAGGCGGAAGTAGTTTAGTATTTGACGACGGTGATGCATCGCTGTTACGTAAAACTCCAGCGAGCTCAGGACCGCCTATTTACGTAAATGCAGAAAAAGGTGAAAAGGGAGGTGATCCTACTTTACCCCATAACGACTTAGTACGTTTGAGAACACGTACCGGGCATCAAATACTTTTGCATAACACAGAAGATTTAATTTATATAGGAAACGCTAAAGGCACTACTTGGATTGAATTAACATCTAATGGTAAAATAGACATTTTTGCTCAAGATAGTGTTAGCGTTCATACATCTGCAGAGTTTAATGTTAAAGCAGACGGAAATGTAAATATTGAAGCTGGCGGCGACATAAATTTAAAAGCCGGCGGCGATGGAAGACTTACAGCAGCAAATACTCATATTAAAGCTGGTACTACTTTTATTGATCAAAACCTAAAAGTTAATGGTGCATTAAATGTTACAGGAAACATAGGTACACCTTCTACTGTCAATGCAGGAACATTAAGTGCGCCAACTACTAATACAACAGTTAGCGCCGGTGGATCAGCAGGAACAGGCGGCGCAGCAGCAACTGAAGCGTTACCGAGCCAGCGTGTTCCAGAGCACGAGCCGTGGGCAGGTCACGAAAACTTATTTAATGTTGCAGCAAAAACTGTTGACACATTTAAGAAAAGTGTGAAACGTGAAGTTACAGCTAAGCCAGCAGTTGCCAGCGGTGCAGATGACAGTGCAGCCGCACAAAACACAGCAGCAGCCAAGAAGGAAAAGGAAACAGGAGTTACTAAGCCTACTGCTCCGACTGCTATCCCCGATAAAGTAGCAGAAGCTACAAATGTAGTTAAAACAAACATGAGCAGTGCCAGTGTAGGCGGCTTAATAAATTCAGTAGCAAATGCAGGTTCTATGGCATTTAGTACAGTGCAAGGAATTGTTAAAGACATAGATACTAAAATCGGCGGATCAAGTTTCTTAAAAAGTATTGCTAATGTAGGAGGAGCAATAGTACAAGACGTTGCAAATGCTGCCTCAGATATGTTAGGATTACGAACTACATTAGCTAAAGGACTTACTCCAACTCCTCTTATTCAAGTTCCGCAAGTTAATGCAGCTAATGCATATGGGTCTGAATCAGATAGAAAAATTATTGCAGATGTTGGTAGCGGTGCAATTAAATCAGGGCAAACTGTTACAATGGCAAACGGTGACAAATTATTAGTTACTGAAGTAGACGGTAAACCGACACTTTCGAAAGTAGGTTAAATACATTATGAGTACACAAGAAAAAAATATTTACAAACAGATAACTGTTCCTTCAAACAAAAAATCTTCAGTACCAACTGAAAGTAGAGCATATAGGGGCATATCTACAGTCAACCCTGATTCTTCGGGTTGGGTACTTTACGATATTGCATTAATTAAACAAGATATTATAAACAACTTTCATATTCGCCAAGGCGAAAAATTAAGCGATCCTGAATTTGGAACTATTATCTGGGACGTATTATTTGAGCCGTTGACTGATGGAGTAAAGGAAGCAATTACAACTAATGTTACACGAGTCATTAATTATGATCCTAGGGTAAATGTTGATCGAATTGTTGTAGATAGTTACGAATCTGGCATACAAATTGATTGTACATTAACATATCTTCCGTATAATATTTCAGAGAGTATGAGTATGAAATTTGATGAAGACGCTGGCTTTCTATCATAAGTGCGTACTTAATTGAAACCAATAAATACAGTATAAGAGGAAAGCAACATGTCATCAACAGATAGACAAAACAGATTACTACTATCAGAAGATTGGAAGAGAGTTTACCAATCATTCCGTAATGCGGAATTTAAATCATATGACTTTGACAATTTACGTCGAACAATGATTTCTTACCTAAGGCAAAACTACCCCGAAGATTTTAATGATTATATCGAGTCAAGTGAATACTTGGCACTAATTGACCTAATTGCTTTCCTAGGTCAAAATATTGCGTTCCGTATTGACTTAAATGCTCGTGAAAATTATTTAGAATTAGCAGAGCGCCGCGAAAGTGTACTACGTTTAGCAAGATTGCTTTCCTATAATCCTAAACGTAATATTGCTTCAAATGGCTTGCTAAAAATTGAGTCAGTCTCTACTACAGAAGAAATTACAGACTCTAATGGAACTAATATTGAAAACCAAACAATTCTTTGGAACGATCCGTCTAACCCAGATTGGTACGAACAGTTTATCCGTGTAACAAATGCAGCTTTGCCAGTTAACGGTACATTTGGTCGACCTATTAAAAAGGGTATTATTAATGGAGTACCAACAGAACAATATCGCTTAAACTCAACTAATACAGAAGTCCCGGCATATGCGTTTAATAAAACAATTGACGGCAAAAGTGTACAATTTGAAGTAGTCAGTACTGATGTTACTGATTCTGAAATTATTGAAGAATCTCCCTTTCCGGGAAACAACTTTGCATTTGTTTATAGAGACGATGGCCGAGGAGTAGCAAGTTCTAACTCGGGATTCTTTTGTCACTTTAGGCAAGGAATTTTAGACCAAGGACAGTTTAGTGTAACTAATCCTAGTACAAATCAAACAGTTGCAATTGATGCTAAAAATATTAACAATAGCGATGTTTGGTTATACAAGTTAGACAGTTTAGGTAACGAGCAAGAATTGTGGAGCAAAGTAGACTCTGTTGAAGGTAATAATGTTATCTATAATAGTCTTAATAAAAACATTAGAAATATTTATAGTGTACTAACACGTATTGAAGATAGAATTAGTTTAGTATTTTCCGACGGTGTATTTGGTAATCTTCCGCAAGGCAATTTCCGCATTTACTACAGAACTAGTAAAAATCAAAGATTAGTAGTTACTCCGGATGACATGCGAGGAATTTCTGTACGTATTCCTTATGTTTCAAAAGCAGGAAAAGCAGAAGAAATTACACTAACATTTGAATTAAAATATACAGTTGACAATTCGACTATTTCAGAAACAAATGCTAGTATTAAGAAAAATGCCCCGGCAACATACTATACACAAAATAGAATGATCACTGGTGAAGACTATCAGTTAGGTCCATTAGGTGCCAGTCAAGAAATTGTTAAAGCAAAAAGTGTAAACAGAACATCGAGCGGAATTAGTAGATATTTTGATTTGATTGATGCTACGGGCAAATATTCAACTACTAATTTGTTTGGAACAGACGGCGCAATTTACAAGGACTTTTTAACACTTAAATCAAGTTTTGTTTTTGAAAACTTAACCGACATCGAAGGTGCTATTGTAAACACAGTAGAGCCTATCCTTGGCGGAATTAAATTACGTAATTATTATTACGACAAATTTCCACGTTTGCTTGTCGAAGACTTGGGAGCAACTTGGACTCAAATTACAGAAGACACAAACTTATTTACAGGACGTCTAACTAACCCCAACGGAGTAGATGTTAAAGTTGGATCGTTTACTGGTTCTAATATGAAGTTTGTTAAATTAAATTCACTACTACGATTTGTTCCACCAGAAGGGTATCATTTCTTAGACGGCAAAGCAGTGTTAGGCCAACCAGATTACAGAGGCGGCAGCTCATACAAATGGGTTAAAGTTATTAGTGTAACAGGCGACGGTACTGAACTACAAGAAGACGGCACAGGTGCTATTGTGTTTAACGATAGTATTCCTACAGGCTCTAAACTTGTAGAAATTAAAACAGCATTGCCAACGGTATTAACTTCAGATGTACAGGCACAAGTAACAGACCAAGTGTTTGCTTATAAAACTTTCGGACTGCGTTACGATCGAGATGAAGGCGAATGGCGTGTTGTTACAGAAAATAATTTAAACAGTAGTAAATTATTTTCTACTGGTAAAACTGGCGACACTACTAACCAACAACTTGATGCGTCGTGGTTATTAAAATTTACTACAGACGGTGAAAAATATACGATTACATATCGTGCTATGCGGTTTGTATTTGAAAGTGATGCAGAGATTAGATTTTATTATGATTCTAGCGATAAAATTTATAATAATAAAACTGGTAAAATTGTTAAAGATAAAATTAGTGTGTTAAACATTAATACTCAGCCAGACGATGTGTCGGCATTTAATTATGCCTTTGACTGGGAAATCATTGAGGAATATAGAGATGCCGAAGGCTACGTAGATTCCAAAAAAATTCAAGTTAGTTTCTTTGATGGGGACGACGATGGCGTAGTTGACAATCCAGAGATTTTTACAGAAATTGTTAATGAAACAATCAACCCTACAGAAAAATTAGTGTTCTTACAAAAGTATACAACACGAGACGGAGTAGATGATTTTGTGTATACTTCGAAAGCTAAACTAAATGTTAAAGTTCTTGCTAAAAAAGAAGACATTGGTTCGCTAAGTCAGTATGACGACGGGCAATTATTTTACTTTATCCAAGAAGATATTTTTCAAGTATTAAATTTAACAACTAGTGAATTAGTTTTAAATTCTAATTATAAAGCAAAAATCGGCAGAGATGCATTAAAATTCCAATATGTACACGCTGCTGATTCTAATTCAAGAATTGACCCAAGTGCAAGTAATATTATTGACACTTATTTGTTAACTAGAGGATACGATAATTTATTTAGACAGTATCTAGACGGTACAATTAGTAAAGCACCAAAGCCTCCGAGTAGCGACGAGCTGTATACAAGCTATGCTACAGAGCTAAACAAAATTAAATCACTTAGCGATGAAATTATCTATCATCCGGTTAAGTACAAAGTGTTGTTTGGAAATGAAGCAAAAGAAGATTTACAAGCAAGATTTAAAATTGTAAAAAATGCAGATTTAGTTTTAAATGACAATAAGTTAAAGTCCGATGTTATTAGTGCAATTAATAGATTTTTTGCATTAGAAAATTGGGACTTTGGAGATAAGTTTTATTTCTCAGAATTGGCAAGTTATGTAATGAACGAATTAAGCCCGGACTTAGTTACATTTGTAATTGTCCCAGTTCAAGAAGATCAAACATTTGGTAGTTTATTTGAAATTAAATCCGAATCAGACGAAGTGTTTATTAGCGGCGCAAACGTAACTGACATCGATATTATTGATGCAATTACAGCAAGCAGATTAAAATCATCAGGTGTAGTAGTTACTGGATCAATAACTGCAAACACAGGTATACAAAGTTCAACTAATGGAGGCCTTAGTTACTAATGGCGTACAATAAAAACGATCAAAACGAATCACCGTTGCCGGGCGGCAGTGAGAATCCTCGTCGTACTAGTAGTCAGCATCTTCCAAGATACTTTAGAACTCAAGTAAACAACAAATTTTTAGCAAGTACTTTAGACCAGCTCATGCAGCCGGGCACTGCTGAAAAATTAAATGGATACTATGGCCGAGAAGAAGCAAAAGGTAGACAAGCAGGTGATTATTACATTGGCGATGTTTCTAAAAGTAGAAACGATTATCAATTAGAGCCTGTGTCGATTATTAAAGATTCGCTTAATAACGTAAACTTCTATGGAGACTATAATGATTATATTAATCAACTTAGGGCTCTAGGTAGCACAGTAGAAGATCACAGTGTTATTAACCAAGACGAATATTATGCTTGGAACCCACATATTAGTTGGGATAAGTTTGTAAACTTTAGAGAATATTATTGGTTGCCTAACGGTCCTCAAACTGTACAAATTGTTGGTCAAACAGACGAAGTAGTTAGTACATTCAAAGTTAAAGTAATAGACAACGGCGAAAATTATGGTTTTGTTTTTACTCCGGACGGATTAACACAAAACCCAACTCTAACTTTATATAGAGGAATCAAATATAGATTTGAAATTGACGCTGAAGGAAATCCGTTATCTTTTAGAACTAGAAAAGAAACAGCGGCGTCCTGGAGAAAAGATTGGACTTATTCACAGAATGAAAAAGTAAACTACAACGGTTCAATCTACTTAGCAACAGTTAGTCATCATTCTAAAACAGAGTTTGAAGAAGACAACTGGTACTTAGACACATCATTTAACCTTACTTCTAATATTAGTGCTCAGAGTGTAGACAAGGGCGTTATTGAACTTACTGTAGATTCTAGCACACCTAACATTATATATTATATGTCAGATTCTGATGTATATGCTAGTGGCGTAATTGATGTTAAAGATATTGTTGAAGCAACATCTATTAATGTTGAACAAGAATTATTAGGGTTGCAATCTTATACTACAGGTAGCGGATATGCTCTATCTAACGGAATGAAGGTAAAATTTGCAGGCAATGTTATTCCTAAAAAATACAGTAACGGCTCTTGGTATGTAGAAGGCGTCGGCGATAGCATTAACTTAATTTCAGAAGAAGCATTAAACATTCCAAGTGAATTTACTAAAGATTTAACAGTACAATTTGATGCAGAAGGATTTGACAGACTTCCGTTCTCTGAAGCAATTGGTTATCCAGTTAATAAAGATTACATTACAATAAACAGAAGTAGTCTTGATGGAAACTTATGGTCAAAATATAATCGTTGGTTCCATAGATCTGTTATTGAACAATCAGCAAAAATTAATAATCAAGATAATGAGATTGACGAAGCACAACGT